GGTAAAAGCGTGCATTAACTGTTCCGATACGGACAAAAGAGAATATTGCTCAAGCCTGGAGTGCAACGCTACGGATCAAACCGCTTGCACCAACTGCCACTACTGCCAGGCGTGTAACACGCTACTGCTACACACTAACGGAGATAACCCTAATAGGAAGGCGGCGTGGTAATGGAGTGGTTATTCTTTACGCTTATTACGTTATGCTTTGTAGTATGGATGGAGAGGAATAAATGGTAGAAGACATTAACAAGCGTATCGAGCTGGCTAAGCGCCAGTTAGTAGCGCAACGCAACTATCGAAGAGTCCGGGATCGGGCGCTAACTCAGTTAGCTAAAGCTCACCCAGAAGAGTACTTAAATCTACTGGAAAGAGAGAAGATTAGAGATGAAGAACTGGGTAAGAAGTGGACTGATATTACTGGCTCTACCAATGGTGCTATCACCATTCAATCATACAAAGATGCCACCGAAGGAGCAGTTGATCCCGGTGATAGTGGAGAGAACCAAAGCTACTATGGAGGAGAAGAATGAGAATAGAAGAATCGCAAGGAGATTTAGTCGTGCTCTCGGATATTCGGGAAAGGAAGTTGCGTGCCTTATCACCCTATGGACCCGTGAAAGCAGGTTTGACCACCTGGCCAAGAACCAGCAAGGAAGTTCAGCTTATGGAATTGCTCAACTCCTTAGAGAGAGAAGTCGAGAACCTCAACTGCAAATCCTTCACGGCCTACGCTACATTGATGCTCGCTACGGAAAATCTGCGTGCCGTGCTCTACGACACAGTAATGCTAGAGGGTGGTACTGATACAGATATGCTATAGTTTGAGGGCATTGCCCTCCTAAGTGAACGACCCTGCCAGAGTTACCCTCTTTCGCTGGCGGGGTTGTTTACTTTCTGCGTATCCACACCTGAGTATTCTTAGCGAGCAACTCATACTCACCCTGGTGACGGTGGAGGAAGAGGTCAATACCTACCTGCGGTGCAAGGCGTGGATCACCAGACTCGTGACCCCAAGTGTAATCATCGAATGCCATAATGCCACCGGACTTAAGCAGTGGCCACGATAGTTCAGCATCAAGCAGCACGCCTACGGTGGTGTGGTCTGCATCTACATATATGAAGTCAAAGATAGCATCTCTATTAGGACGATTAAGAAAGTCCATAGTAGTAGAAGTAACACGCAACACTTGACGGTAATGATCTGTCTTCTGACGGTAGGTATCATAGACGCTAACGAAATCCATATCCTTATGCGCTGGCTCATCACTGCCACGCCAAGTATCAACATCAGTAAGGTAACAGTAGGTACCAGTAAGAACATTGTCACACATCCATACACTAGCGTCACCAGTAAAGGCGCCGAGTTGTAAGAAGCGAAGTTTAGGTGTACCAGCTAGTGGTGTAAGGAACTGCTCGAAGTTATGCTGAGCAGACTGAGCAAACCAGTTAGGATAGTCAGTCATTTATTATCCGTACTGTAGAAGCCACTGCCCTTAAAGGTGACAGCAGGTGATGACCACTTGCGACGGAACTCATTGCAACACTGGGTGCAGATAATAGTTTCTTCAGGGTCACTCATCTTGCGTTCGATCTGGCGCACATCGCCACACCCTGGACACTCGTACTCATATATCATAGCTTGACCGCCTCGCTTATGCTCAGATAACCTACTAACTTATTTACTTTCATACGATTAGAAAACTCTGAGGTGGCTGGCATACGGTGTGTTACCCACACAGGTTCAGGTACATCCATTAGATCAAAGGAGTAGATTCCCTGCGGTGTGCTGTTGATATAGTAAGGGATAAGGTCACGCTCAGCTGACTGAGTGATGAGCTTCTTGTACTTCATCTCTTCTATAAGTAGCGTATCATAATGGGTATAGCGACATTTCAATTCGATGTAGTGACCAGCCTTAGCACTGATACAGTCGAAGGCATCGTAGATACCTGGCGCTTTCTCAAGGTCAGGGTATAAAGATTCCCTCAGCTTGTCGAACAAGTCTTGTTCCTTCACTGGTATGGCGACCTTCCCCCGAGGAGATTGTTCAGCTCACGCAGTGCGTGGTCGCATCTACGATCTGCAGTGGTAGCGTGGCACTCAAGGACTGCACCTATCTGAGCTAGTGTCATCTGTTCGTGATAGCGCAGCGTAAGTACCTGCCTATCTTCTGCACTCAACTCAGTAAACTTAATCTTTATATCCATCAAGGTAGCAATGAGTGCGCCACCTTCTGCTGGACTAGATGAGCCTTTAGGTTGGCCATCTAATATCATCTCTTGTGCTGGCTCAAGGACTGTACCATCTAGTACTGATGCAATAACAAAAGGTAATAGAGTTGCAAGGGTAGCTATCTGATAGAAGGCCTCATCACCTGGCTGATAGCCAGAGCGTACTGCCTTCTCCCTGCGAGCATAGCGTTCAGCGTGACGAGCCATCTGCCACGCTAACTTCTGTTCGTTATGCTTACGCTTCTCAGTATCAGGTTCATTGAGTTGTTCATTAACCCAAGCTGTCCTGCTCATAGCCCAGACTATGCACTCTTGTTTAATGTCGTCACGATCTACCCACTTGCCATACCTATTGAATATGCTACGCGCAACACTAGGTGCTAAGTCGTAGACAATAGGGTGAACTTCACTCATTTGGCCACTTACCGTCAAGTACCATCAGCGCAATAGCTGAGTAGTTCAACAAGTCTATGAAGGAATCGCGTAGGCTTTCGTTCTCCGGTGTTGCACCTGAGTCAATGAGGTGGTTGAGTCTTGCTGTCTTGTCCCACATACGCACGCGCAGTCCGTTGAGTGGTCCACCTGGTGACTTACTGATGTTTGTCGGACCGTAATCTTTGTGCTTACTAAGGAGTAAGTTACCCGCTGAGTCGAAGACTTCCCACATATCTGCTGCAAACTGATTCACCTTACCTGTATCGGGCGTACCGTTATTAACTGTTGCGCCCTGTCCTGCTGGATGATCTGGAACCCAACCTCGTGGAGTAGCGTTATGATATTCAGCCATTCGTCTTCTCTCATTCTCTCTCACCTACCAGCAACGTGCGTGTTGCATCTGCACCGTGTGCCAGGTAGTAATCGTTGATGTCTAACCCTGGAGGCAATGTTACTATGGATGAGTTCATTATCTCGGACGCCACGCGCTTAGCAAACTCAGCACCTGGGTTGGAACCATCCTCTTTAATGTCGTTATCTCCTACTATATACACCGTGTCGTAACCGTTGAATAGCTTACTAAAGTGTGGCTTCCAAGCCTGTACGCCAGGCACACCAACAGCTGGGATACCTAGTACGCCACTTGTAATGACTGTATCTAGCTCACCTTCACAGACCACAGCATAAGGACTGGAAAGTAGTATGTCGGTGACGTTATACAAGTGTGCCTTCTGCCCTACTGGGCTACCGTACTTAGGCTTACCGTCATCTAACCTACGGAACTTAAAGCCTACGCAGGAACCCGAAGCTGTAATGTATGGAATAGAAATCCATCCCTCGTACATCTCGTGACCGTTGATAGGGTCAGTGATGGTACCAAGCTGGAACCTAGCTGCTACCTCTTCAGAGATCCCACGTTCTAGTAGCGCGACGATTGCCTCTGGACTTATTTCCTGAGCGTACCGTTGCGCCGCTTCCAGCAGCAATTTCGATTGCGCGTTTGAGGCCATCCTTAAACTCCAAGTTCTCTAGTATGCAGACAAGGTTAGCCGCATTGCCCCCCTTGCCACAGGTGTGACAGTAGTACAAGTTGTCGTACGTGTTAATGACTGCTGACCTACGACTGTCAGCGTGAAGACAGCACCTTACTGATGCTGACTTTCCCTCTCGGACTTCGCCCCCGAAGTGGGTAACAATGGGTCCGATTGGGATGGAGTTAGCGTCAACGTCCCCCTTAAAGCCTTTGGATTTACGTGACCTGGACCACTCTGATGTTGACACGGGCATCCTTTACATTGTCGGTGCATCTTGTATTGGCAAGCGTTACAGATCATCTGCTTCTGCCTCAGGTAGTTCTTCTTCTACTGCTTCAACTACTTCTTCAACAGCTGGGTCCACTGGACCTGTTGATGTACTGATGATTCCTTCTGGTACTGGCATTATTCTTTCTCCTTTATCCATCTATTTAGTAATGATAAAATATATTTAAAGCTAATCTTTTCTGGTGTATGTTCTTTATGGCATCTGTATTGTTCTTCAAATAGCTTAGACAAGAGATCATACCCTTTAGACCCACCGATACCATACCAGCCTATCGGTCTGAAGCGTTGCAACATATCAACGATAGGTCCAACTTCTACCCCTGGTTCTCTCTCCCACTTGAAGTCTTTGATATACATCAAAGCCTCTGTGTAGGTATCCATCTTTTGTTTTGCAATAAACTTAGCATCTTCCATATTTTCTTCACTAAGTTGTTTGCTTGCGTAGGTTACTGCTTGGCCAAACTCATTTAATTTGTACTCAATAATATCCTTTTCTTCCACTTTATACCTCCTTTTCTTTTATCCATTGTTCAAGTGAGCAAATTACCCACGCTTTACCTATGCTGGAGTTGCGACGCTTCACTATTACATAAGCCGGTGGCACTTCCCCAATACCTCGCGCCTTTGCATAGTTCTGCGCCTCAACTTCAGCCTCAGCCCAGAACTCTGGTAAGTTCAAGGACTTCCTGTTCTTTAACTCTAGTATGTAGGTCTTACCCGCAACCATACACACTAGGTCCCCTTCATCCTTGGCGCCAGCTTTAGTCAGGCGTTCCGCCAGGACACCTGGTATACCTCGCAAGAATTTCATTACGTCAGTCTCAAAGACTGCGCCCTTTACTCGGTCATACTTACTCGCCATCTTTATCCGTATCGTAGATAGCGTTACCGTTCTCATCTACCTTAATCTTAAAGACCTTGAGTTCAATCAGAGCCATCACCATATTCTTCATATCGTGCTCTAGCTGGTTGACTCTCTTCTTAAGATACTGGATCTCTGTGTTAGCCATTGTCTTCCTCCATCAGGTACTGGGCATACTGTCTGAATAACTCACACGCTGTGATGCCCCTGTTGCGTGCCTCTTGGTGGATAGCATCACGCTCTGCCTTAGATAATCTCACCTGAAAGGTGGTGCGCTTATCTTCCTTGTAGCGTAAGGACCATTCGCTAATAGTATCTGTGCTCATTCTTCTACCTCTTTACTAAACTCCAATTTACCAATGTGATTAAAGCCTTTGCCCTCATAGTAAGCAACCACTCTAAACAAGTTGCCACAAGTGCAAGCATAGATTTGCCCTACTTGCCATTTACGATCAGCTTCAGGAAGTACGCAAACGTGAAAATCATTTGATGAAGTGTATACAGTTCTCATTCTTCTACCTCTCTACCGTATTCATCGTACTGTGGTACGTAATTGTTACTAATATACCCAGCCTTTGCATCCCTGGCTAGCATTGAGCCGAAGGCATTACGGTCTGAGATTTGGCAAGAGCCATAGTTCACATTCAACCCTGCATAATCACTGGCATCAGCTGTGTGTGGACCAAAGCGGTTCTTAACAGCAGCTACGTTCAGCTCAGCATTGAATGGGTCATAGCCTAGAGTAAGGATGAGAGCCGGTAATTGGCTTACCTTGCCGTGAATAGCACGGCGTGCAGGTGGCCTTGTCGGTGATCCATACTCTGACTGTTCTGATACGTGGTGTAGTACCAAGACACAAGCCTCAGTCTTACGTGCCATATCGTGAAGCTCCATCATAATAGCTCGCAGTCCAGCCCATTCATTGTCTGTCTCTGCTGCTACGTTCATCAAGTTATCTATGATGATTAACTCTGGTGCCTCACCGTAGAGTTCTACGTAGGCTTTAATCTCTAACTCAATATCATCTAGTGATGGTGATGAATCAAAGACCCACTTGATGTGCTTCAGTTTATCAAAGTGCTTGTCGTAATAGTGGCTATCTGCCGATAGACTCTGCTCAACTGTGGTCTGATTATGACCGGACAAGTGTGCTGCTGCACGCATCATCACGGTAGTAGTATCAGTATCAGCTGAGAAG